TGCTGTATCAACAATATTAAACTTCGCATTAAAATCTGCACCAACATTCATCACTAAGTCGCATGAATATGCTGCTCCAGATTCTGGGTCAAATGTGATTTTTTTAGTTGCCATTTACCAAACTCCTTAACATATCTTTAATTTCAGTAATTTCATCTCTAAGAGTTGATATATCTCTTTCAAGATTATCAACTTTATTTTTTTCACTTTTTTTGAGTTTACGACGAGCCATATACTCATCATACTCGGACTTGTTTGTGTTTATAATGAAATTTGATTTAGTATTTTTAACTAAATGCTCATTGTTTTTTACTTTGATAAAATCCATCATGCGAGTGCGATCACTTTAAGACTTGTAATTCTAGGAACATAAGCCTGATTTGTTGAGTTCATTACAAATTTTATTCTAAAGGATTTAAATGCCTGAAGATCATTTGCAGTAAATATTAATTCTTTATATTGAAGATTATCTGGATGGAATCCTCTTACCTCTGATGGTGGAACAAATACATCAGTTTTACCACTACTTTTTTCTACAGAAATAATTTGACCTTTCTCATTCAAATTATCAAATCCGGGGAATGGAATAAATATTGGATCAAATCCGGGATTTTCGCCGATTGCGTAGAATGCTCTAATGTCACTGTATTCATTTATGTGTGCATCAACAATTATTTTAATTGATGTTGCAGATGTTTCTAGAGTATTTTCTTTTGAAATGTACTGAGCACCTGAAGGATCATCCTCTAATGTATCAACACGGTTATCAGTAGTAAAATCAGAAATAAGTTTATCAACTCTGTTAGATGTGAGTATTGCACTCATTCTTTCAGTATCAATTATGGGAGATACACGAGAATCATTAGATGCTAAAGATAAACTCATATTAAATGATCGATCTCCGGGCAACACTGTAATTGTTGCATTGTTTGTCTCATTCACTCTAGAAGCAATAATTCTCGGTGAATTGAGATAATTTATTTCATTTATAGCAATGTCCTCGACTTCCTGAACTGTGAATGGAATATCAGACCCTGTTCCAGATCCATCGTTTACACTTGTTCCACTTACAGTTTTTATTTGAGCACTTAGACTTGTTCCGGGAACTGTAGTATTTTGAATTATTGGAGTTATGAGTTCAAACGGCATGTTTTGTGTTGCCCTTATATCTAAACCACCAGTTGATTTAGATTGATTTGAGAATAAACGTGGTGGGAAACTAGCTGCTGTAGTTGAAGTTCTACCAATTCCATTTGCACCCATATCAAGTTTAATCTTATAAGAATCAAGTGTAATTGGATTTGAATCTGTTACATCACCTAAACTATGTGTTAGATTAATTCTACGAAGTGAAACTCCACCTAATTCGTACTTAGAGACTAAATCACCTATTATATAATTTTTAGCCAAAGTGGAATCTTGTTGTCTAGTGATTCCTGTTAACGTGCTACCAGATGTTCCAGTATACTTAATAACTTCATCTTTAATTTTGACATATCCGGGATTTGTTGCAGCAACTGCTACGTTTTCAAATGAAGTGAATATACCAACACTATCGACTGTAATTGCAGCAGTTGAATTGTTTGCATATGCAATAGTCAGTTTTTGTGGTGTAATATCACTCTCAACATCAGAGATCGTAACTCTGTTTGTTTGATGATGCATACCATGATTTTTATGATTAACTAAAATATGTAATCCATCACTCACAGTTGTTATACCACTTGTTGGAATAGAAGCACCTGTATTTCCACCAGCACCTGTTATCGCACTTGTAACTCCAGCTGTTGCTCCTTCAAATAATAAATTACCAGAACCAACTGCAAATTCACCTTGAACATTATCTAAGATTAATTCACTTGTGCTACCAATGGATGCAACCGTTAATCTTGCATTGATACCTAAACTTGTTGTTATTCCCAGAACATCACCAACAGTGTATCCTTCTCCACCATTTGTTATAGTTGCAGATACAACTGATCCAACATTATAAACTACAGTTGCTTGTGCATCTCGACCATTACCGGTCACTGTTGTAAGAGCCACACCTGTAACAGTTTGTCCACTACCACCAGCAGTTCCATTTGCTGGAGTATAACCTAAACCAACTCTCGAAACAGTTAATGTTCCGGTGGCAATACCAGCAGTTGCAACTAAATTACCTGTTGCCTCTGAATTATCTTGAGATATAGTATTACCAATATTTGGATGAACATCATTTGCTTTACCACTAAATGCCGATGAAATACCAACTCTTATTTTTTTAGATACAAGATTGATTGAGTCTGGAAGTAATTTTGGTATTTGTGAGTTACCTTCAGATAATATTGGGTTATAAATTTCAACAGTTCCTTGAGATACAAACTCAGCTCTGTTTAATAAGAATTTTAAATCTTCCCATTGACTTGGTTCCCATGTCGAGGCATTCTGTGATTTGAATAATGAACCTAGTGTTGGCTGATTTGAAACAAACTCATCAGTTACTAAATCATTTTCACCAACTCTTGAAATGAATACTCTGTATTTTGCAGATGCAGATAGCATGCATATACAATATTCAGTTCCGGGTGATAAGTAAACTGGAGATTTAAATGTAAATTTAGTCGCAACTGTCCCATTCGTAGAAGTTGTTATTTGATCAGGATCTAAGTTGATTTGTGAGAATGGGAGAACTTCTTGAGTTGGTGTTCCCAGTTTCATTGTTCTTAAATCGAGTTGAACTGGTATACCAGAATCATCTACAGTTTCAAAATAAACCTCGCAACTTGTAACGTATACTCCAGTTTCTTCATTCACAAAGAATGATTGTGCTAAAGGATCACAGTCATCTATTTCTGATACTTCTCTTCTTATAAGAGTTCTCTCAAATGTTGATCCAGCAAATTGTCTAGCAGATCTGGATTGAGTTGCACCAACAGTTTCAATTTTGGCATTCCTTACTGATATAATATTTTCTTGAACAGTCTCTAAAATACCAGATGCTTCAAAATTTTCTACAGCAGTGGTTGTCGCTTCACTAATTCTGTTTTGATTATCATCTATTAAAGTAAATACTTTTCTTCCAGTTTCAAATTTTGGATTTACATTTATATTTGGATTTGGAACAAAGAAACTACCTTGCATTGATGCAGCATAATCTGATATTAATCTTACATCTGATATCTCAGCTTCAGCACCTGATGTTCCACCTTTTAATATCATTCCACTTTCAACTCTACCAAAGAAATCACCTTGAGGTTGTTCTGCTAATGAAACTAAATCAACATTAATTGTTGTTGATGTTGATGAATATGATGAAGGTATTACAGATGCACTCGCACCAGTTAATTGAACAAATCCGGGAGTTCCAGAGTAAGTCTCTAATGCATTAACTGCAGTGCTAGTTGTATATGGATTTTTTGCATATACTCTTGTTGGTGCGTTATATGGCCCTTCCTTGTGATTAGAATTTGCAACTCTAAATGTTATTTTTGCAGGATCTGATGCTATATTTTGATTTGATGTCACGGTTCCTGTTACTGTTTCTCCCACTTGGAAAACACCAGACTTCATTGTAATCTCTAATAATTTGGGAGTACAATATTTTGTAACATTAATTCCATCAAAGAAAGCATACAATCTAGATTGTGGTTTAAATCCTCTACCTTCAAATGTAATATTCCTAGATCTCATAATAGGAATAGTTTCTTTACTTACTGTTCTATCACCAACCGATTCTTGATCGAAAGTTTCAGTAATTAATTGTCTTGTTCCTGATCTTGTTGAAGTTCCAGTTTGAAAAGTGCTGGTGATAGTGTCTTGGAATGTTTCTGTTATTTCTTGATTACCTTGTGTTCTAGTTTGTCTTCTTGTATGACTATGAGGAACTTGTTCTGATCCAGTCCATACAGTTTGCCAACCACCCCATAAAATATCAGTTAAACCTGTTTGTGGATCAAAACCTTGATTTTTTTCTGCTTCAGCTATGGTTGTTGAATAATTTCCTTCAGTTTGAATTATTTTAGGTTCTAATCTAACAGTATCAACCCATGTATCTGAAGCTGGTGTTAAATCTAATGATGCTTTCCAAAAATTAAGTATAAAAGGTGTTACGCTTTCCGATCTTGTTCCAAACGGTTGACTTAAAAATACAGTTTCATCATAATCCAAACTAATGACACTACCAGTTTTTTTAATATCTGTTCCTTCTGGATCAGCACCATTAAATATATTATTCTGTCCTTCAACAGGCCCTAATTGTAAGTCAATTAAATTTGTGTAATGTGTTGGTCTCGCCTCTTTTTGGAATGTATCAATACTATTTTTTATTCTTATACCAGTTTCTTGAGGTAAGAATGATGTAAAATTGTCAACAAAAAATCCTGATTTAAATTTGTTCAATCCATTTTCATCAGTTACAAATAAGTTTGCAGTCGCAGTTTCTAAAAGAGATAATGACGTATAATATTCTAAATTCTTTATTCTTTGCTCTAACTTACGAATATCTTTCATTCGATATCCTTTATGTTTTAAGAAAGATAGAGATGCATCGGATACGTCATAAAGATATGGTGGTAAGGTAACTTCTCCTATTTCGAGAGAGTCATCCAGTGCCACAGGTATATCTGGCTCTTCGCCGGGTGTTCCTTGAGATATAGATAATGTTCCATACTTAGTGAGATATATTTTATCAATTCTACCAAGATAGAATGAAAAATCCAGTAATATAGATTCATCAGAAGCGAGAACATTTGCAGCTGAGTTACCAGAAGCATTAAATCCTCTACCTAAAAATTCTAATGGTGATCTATTACTTTCTGATACAGTATAATTTGAAACTCTTGGTCTAATATCAATTAAGTCTGTATTTCTAATACCATTGATTGATCTTATATCACTTTTATAATCAAAACTATCATAAGAATTTTTAACTGTCACATCCCCATCATCGGATGATTCAAAATATGCACTTGTGAAATATATTTTTAATCTTTTGCTTGGTTCATTAGAATCTTTATCTCTTGTAATAAATCCATGATTATAAAATGTTGATTTTTGCCCAGTGTTAAATTTGTAATTTTTGACAATATTTTTGCTTGGAACATCTATTGTATTCACAATAGCTTGAATATTTGATTCTACAAATTTAACACTCTCACCTTCTTTAAACTCATTTCCATTTAATGGAATGAAAGATATTTGAGTATCACTTATTCTCTCAGCATAAACACCAATTGCATTAGATGAATTACCACTTATTTTCTCACCAATAATCATATCTGTTGTTTTACCAGCAGCACTATCGATAGATGATAAAGTTATTTTTGGTGCAGATGCATCACTTGTAGTAGTAGATTCAAATATACCCAAAACATCCAAAACATCAGGAGTATTAAGAGATATTTTTTTATCTTGAACACGAGTTCCAAATGGGAAACTTCCAAACTCCAATCCATCATTTAGTGTAGTTAAACCTGTTCCAGATCCTTCAATTTTTGATTTTGTAACTGTTATTGAATTTACTCTTTCTTTTCTTTTGACTTTTGCTTTTGGACTTGTTTTTGCAAGAGTTGCAATTAGTGTGGCTTCCTGATTTGCAGTTAAATCTGAACCTATATTACCAATTTGAACAGATCCATTACCAGCAGTGAAAGTAAATTTATCTGAAGTAAGAATCTCAGTTGTTCCGTCTGCCCTTATGAGTGAATATCTTTCTTCATCAAATGGTAAGAATGTTTCATTTGTACCAGCAGACACTGCAGAACTTAATTGATCATTTGATGCATCAATAACAACATCAAATAATTTTCTAATATTAAGTGTTGCACTTGATATATCTACATCAGATATATTATCTTTCGGCATCTCTGTGAACAGAGTATTATCGTTAGATTTTTCAAAAGGAGTTGATACAAGTGTAAGATCAGGAACTTCTAAAGATGACCCTTGAGTAGCAAATAGAGCACCTTCTGTAACACCAGTAACTGTAGTTACACCGGTAACAACAACATTTTCTGTATTTACTTCTGTAATTCTTACTAATGATTTTAAGTTATTTCCCAATCCACCAAATTTTAATATATTTCCTACTTTTAATTTTCCGGGAAATTGAGGATTTCCGCATGTTATTGTACTTATTGAAACATTACTTGCAGTTCCAACACCTGTCATATTGGATGAACCAAAAATAAATTGATCTTTTTGAACAATATCTCCTTGGAAAGTTTTTGCAAATCCTACATCGCCAGTATTTTGATCAGTTAATCCTGGCCCAGCGAATATTGTCTTTACATCAGACATACCAAATGATGTAATCGCAAGAGCAACACGGGTATTTTCTACACCATTGAATATGAGTGGTTCATTTGGAATAATATCTCCCTGTGTTTCATATAAAGTTAGTGAAGTGCTATTTGATACAGATGATCTTAAAAAACCTGTTGCACCACTAAATTTACCCTCAACAAATACTGGAGTTGAAAGTGTATGATTTGTATTTAAAGTAACTTCTGTGAATGTTTGAATATCATATAATGAAATGTCAAATTCATTGACATCACCATTTGTTGCATTATAAGATCCAGATTCCAAGGCAAAATCATATATTCTCGCTAAACCAATTTCTTTACCTGCAGCAGTAGATTGAGTTCCTCCTTGTCTTTGATTTCTCAAACTCGCTATGACTGTATTGCCAATTCCTAACTCTGCCGATCCATAAACATTATTTAATCTAAGTGTTCCACCAGTGTTATAATTTATTCTTTGTCCTTTGAGAGTTTTAGTTGTTCTTGGTTTTAATACATCAAGATATGTAGAACTTGATTTTTCAATTTCATATCCTCTTACAAAAGCCTTTCCTGCTGATACTTGGAATAATGCCAAATCTTCACTTGCTATTAAACCACCCTCTGTAGATTCTCCTTCATTATAAACACCATTATTACCTAATTCATCATTTAATGAATCTTTTACTGTAATAGAAAATGGTTTTGTTGTGTAATCACCAGATTCCGCAAATGTTCTTCTTGCAAGTTCATCATCAAGTATATTATAATCAGATGTTGTTGCTTTTGTTCTTAATATACCATTTCTTACTGATGCTAACTCAACAAAATCATCATCATTTAAATCATCAATCCCTTTAAAAAATAGAGAACAAGTTAGTTTAAGACGATCTGCACCCGGAGCAGCGTAGTTATTAAAACCTTTTGAATTATCCGTTAAAGTTTCATCTTCATCTGCATTTATTGTTTCTTCTAAAATTCTTAATCCAATTCTACCTGTAGGAGTATTTGAGTACTGACTTAATACTAAAGTTTGTGTTGGCACATTGACAAAAGTTCCTCTCACAAAATAAACACCTTCAGACACTGAGTAAGAGGCAGCAGTTGATGTTGCATCAGTAGATATCGCTGATGCAAATGCTTCTCCTTTTGGAATAAACGAACTGTTCTCTGGCCCTGAAACTATATCTACATCTGCAGCAAATAATTCACCATCAATAAAAGTTGAATTTGAGTTAGTCACTCCTGATGAATCATATTTGATGTATAGTGTTAAATTATCTCTCTCTGAATCTGTTGAACTTAAAATTTTTACAATAGTTGCAGTCACCCCTGATGTTAATCCAACTATTTTACGATTAAGTAATTGATCAATATATGATTGAACAGTAATACCCAAATACTCATTATTTAATTCTACACAAAAATAATCAACAAAATAAGTTGTGTTTCCGGGTATTACCTTTGCACCTTCTTTAAATACATGTTGACCAAATTTTGCAATTTGATTTTGTAATATTGATTGTAAACCAGTTAATTCTCTCGCTTGAACCGGAAGTCCGGGTTTAAACAATACTTTATAATAGTTATCATCTGCATTAAAATCGTCAAAATATGGCGATACGTTTAGATTAGTTGATTGAGCCATGAGTGATTAGAATTGCAATATAACTTTAATATCTTCTTTTTGATTAGAAGAGCGAGTGATAGCTGGTCGATGATCAACGTAAATTATATTACCAGAATATTTTTTAACTTCTGGGTTAGATACACCATTAGTAAATGTTTGACCAAGATAGTATGTCTTATTATTTATTGAGGTTGATAGACCGCTAAATGATGTACTAATTGAAAGAGTTGTTGAACCATTATTAGGAACAATGTTAAAACTTCCTCCATCTGATATATCAGCAGTGAACCTATCAGAATTAAATCCATGTATTGGTGCAGTTGTTCCAACACCAACCGTGGTAAATCCTGCCATTGTACGATCTTGCCAATACTTTAAAACTCCAGTGACCTGATCATATCCAAGAACTTTTCCAATTGCAGTGACACCAGTTCCAGTTGTTTGTGTGATGATAGTGTCTGGGGTAAATGTTGCACTACTATACCCAGTTCCAGTCAATCTTAAAGCATACGCTGCACTAGCCTTATCTAATGAAAGTAATGAGGAAGATCCAAAAGCTTGTGGATTTTCGATAATTCCTATTCTTGATATTTCATTACCAGTTATAAAGTCAGGATTTTCGGAATCATTTTCAATACGAGAATAAACTAATGCATTTGATGCACCTAATTCCTTATAGATGTCTTTTCCATGACCACCTTGAGGTGGGACAATTACATCTAATTGTGGATAAGAATCTGGTCTTGGTAATCCACCAGATACAATATCAACAGTTCCGAAAGTATATCCAGATCCTTGATTTGTTACCACTACAGATCCTACTTGTTGATCTGCGTTGACAGTTACAGTGCACTCAGCACCACTACCATCACCTTTAATTGGAACTCTAGTATATGTTCTATTTGCGGTTCCTAATCCAACACCACGATTTTGAACAACGACAACTTTAATACCACCATCAACTGCATTATCTCTTACTGCAGAATTATCAGTTCCTGTTGACCAATCAGAGGGAACTGGCATATATTCAGTAGAATCAAATTTGACCAATTCTGATGGTTTAACTGTATAAAGATATTTCCAAATATATCCGTCTCCGCTTGAACCAGCTGCTTTTGGTTCCAAATCTGTGAAAGTTGGTTCATCTAAGGATGGTTTTCCATCTGGATTTTCGGGGTTTGTACCATTCTCTAAACAGATATAAACTCTGAAATCTGTGTTGATAACATAATAAGTTGCATTATATAATGTAGTTCCTTGTCCGTTTTTTGGTGGGTTATTAATACTGTAATCTGGTCGATAATAATCATACGTTGTTCCGGATGTCCAACTATTCTTTCTTATTACTTGTTTTACATCACTTGCTGTTACCTTTTTTAAAGCGATCATTGTATCATAATAATCATTTTGATCATTAAAACTATCAATAGGTGCAGGGGGATTATTATTCCATGTTGCTTGAATTTTTGTAGGCTCAGTCAAACCAACAAAAGTATAATAAGAATTAGAAGATGAAGACACGCCAGCTACAAAATTCTTCGCATTTAATATTCTTATC